TACCTAATTTATCAAATAGTTTACCTGTTGATCTAGAACCAGTTCATATGGATCAAGTAAAATATAATAATAATCAGAATAACTGGAAAGAAGCTGTTGTTGATGGTAATGGAACTAAAATGAAGGATTTCATTGTAGGTTATGGTGAGACATATGATATTAAAACATCATGGTCTGCTAATTCTGATATAGATTTCACTTTGAATTTAAGTGGTAATTTATATTTTAAATATACAGGATTTACGTTGACTGCTCCTGATTTTCTAGAGTCAATTTATACATTAAATCGTAAATTGGGTATTAATCATACACCATCACATAGTCATAGAGATAGTATACCATCTGTTCAAGCAAACCAAAAAGGAGCAATGATATTCCAAACTGATGGTGGTATTGCTATGTCAGGTAGCCAATCCTTCACTAATAACTGTACTGGTAGTGAAGGTCCGTTTAACTGTGCATTTGCTGAGGCTGAACCACATAGTTGGAGAGATGGTTCTGTTGCTATGTCATATTATGGGGATGCTACTTATGAACATACATTACCAACAACTTCATCACATTATGAGTTTATCACTGATGCTGTAAATGCTGGTAAAAATTATTGGGATACAGTTCCTGCTGGTGCAAACAATTGGAGAGGAACCGAAAGGGGTGCTGGACCTAAAACAGAATCATATAAACAGACTATACCAGCAGATCGTGGAGTTACTGATCAGATTGTTGACACAGATCCAATGTCTACTCATGCTCAACCTGCATTTAAAGGTATGTTCCCCAGACCTATGGAAGATAGGAATAGACCAAACTTTTATGGTTATACTCCCAAGACAGATAGTAGCACTACACCTACTAGAGCTGATGGTCTTAAAGATTCTCCTGAACAAAGAGCAGCATATGTTGTTAGTAATGTTACCTTAACAGAAGGATCAAATGAGATTATTTTACCTGATAATACTGATATTAGTCAAACGTATGGTACTGGTAGTGATACATGGAAGCAATGGGATGAAATTCGTCCATTAATGTATGTTACAACAGCAGTTAATGGTGATAAGTATAAATGGATACCTGAAGGAACATATGTTCAATCAATAGAATGGGTTCCAGATGCTAATAACACAGCAGCATCTGGTAATTATAAAATAGTATTAAATAAAAATGTAGGTCAAGGTGATGTTGAAACTGCAGCTGGATGGGGAACCGTAACTACTGGATTGAAGTTTAGAGATGGTACATATCCAACTACATTGAATACTGGTGCAGAATCAAAGAATCCATTAGAACAATCATTTCGGTCTCATAACCATAGTAGTTTTGAAATAGGACAGACTATTGGAACTATGGTTGGACCACCATCACACACAGCATCCGATGCTGATGGTAGTGCATTAGCAGCACAGAGTATTGAAAATGCGTTAAATATAGCAGTAGATACTACTCAACCTTCATTAACAATGACATTCATTATCAAGGCATACTAATGGCAGTATTCTATAATAAAGAAAGATCAAAATATGGTCACTTAACAGGACAGGTTATCGCTTGGCCAGTACCTTATGAAGGCACACCTGATGTAGCAAACAATAAAGCATTTTTACCTGCTGGATATTTAAAATGTGATGGTTCAAAATACTTTGCATCAGATTATCCAAGACTTGCAGAGATTTTAGGGACTGGTACTAATACTGCGTTCATGAAAAAAAATATAGATGGAACTGATTTTGAACCTATTAATGATAATCAATTTATGGTTCCTGATTTAGGTTCTAAGTATCCTGAACCTACGACAGGTGCTAATGCTGGTGTTTATAATAATGTAAGAAAGGTTGACACTACTACAAATACTGAGAAAAGTAGATCTGGTATTGGTATAGATGCAGAGGCAGCGATTGGTGATACTAATGTTACAGTTTCTTATAGTGGAAGTATTAATGTTCCATCTCAAGAAGTTGAGATTAGAGGAAAACCTGGATGGAATTATGCAGGTGGTAGTCATTATACAGAAATAGAAGGACCAGAAGAAAACTCAGTACATCCACATATGCATTTTGCTACTACTGCAAGATCTAGATTGAGAGCAAATCCATCTCAAGCAGAGACAGATAATGATCATCCAAAAGCAAGAGGGCAGACTGGATTGAAGAATGGTTCAACTATTAATATTGATGATTGGTTGAATGCATCAAAATATGATAGTGTTTCTACAAATCCCCCTGGTAGTGCTCAAAGACCATGTATGTTGTTAGATCCTTGGAATCCGAACGCTGGTAATGGTCCACCTAGTGATGGAACACCACTTTGGCAAAGTGGATTAGGTTCTCAGACAATTTATTGGGGTAATTGTATTGGAAAATCTGGATCAACAGAATACGAAATTGGTGGTGGTGGCCAATTTGAATTTGGTTGTATCAATAAGACTGCATATTCACTTGATAGAAGAGATTTAATTGCTTCACCTGATGGTTCTAATACTATAAAATATAGAACTAGACAATGGAGGATAATCCTTCCTTGTACTAATCAAACTGGTGCTGCTGGATTTGATACTGGTATTAATGTTCCAGTAACATATTCCGCAGGTGCTGTTGGAATGCCAACTGATTATCTTGGTAGTGCTTTAGTTGATGTCGTTCCTCTTCAATCAAATGAGGATTCAGTTGATCAAGAAGGTGTTCCTGACGTAGAAAATGATGTTACTGATACTACTGATATTCCAGTTCAAGCAGGAACTATACCAACTGCTCACAGTCATAGAGTTAGACTAGAAAAGGGAGACCATACATATAAGGTGAAGACTAATGCTATATCAATTGACCCTGAGAATTTATCAACAACATTTGATATTGGAGTGGATAAATCTATATCTATTGATTCAGCAACTCAACCCTTCATTGTAATGGAGTATTTAATTAAGATATAATCATGGTACAAAGTTATAGAAATAATAGGAAAGGATTTTATACTGATTGTTATCAGGATACTACACCAGTTGGTACTATTGTATCAAATTTAAAGTCTGGTGCTAATACTTACGATCATGAGTTTATTAATAAAGCAACTAATCTTCATAAGTTAGAAGATTTCGCTGGTAATGCGTATAATAATGGTGATGATCCTGCTTATACACACGATGGTTATCTTTATTGTGATGGAACAGAATATAATATCAAAGATTATCCAACATTATATGAGATACTTGGTGTTCAATATGGAGGAAGAGCTAGCACTGGTATTGATGTAACTGCTGCTGGATCTGGATATGCAACAACTTCTTCTGTAACTATATCAGCTCCCCCTGCTGGTGGAACACAAGCAACTGCACAAGTTGGATCAGTTAATGGTACTGGTGGTATTTTAACAGTAGATGTTTTAAATCCAGGTGCAGGGTATGTAACTCCACCTACTGTCACAGTAGCAGATGGAACTAGTGCTACATTTTCTGTTAGGTTAAGTAGTGCTGGAGTCATTCAAAATATTACTACTTCTAATGTATTTGATTACTATGGAGAAGCAGATCTAGGTACATTTAAAGTTCCTGATACTGTTACTAGAAAGATTGTTGGTAATGGTCCTGTATTTGGACAGAATTCACCTACCATTGGTAATTTATCAATGACAGTTGGTGCAACTGGTGGAGCATGGTATCTTGATCAAGATCAACAGGATGATTATTTCTCATTAGGTAGGATAACAACCACAGGATACGATAAGGTAGTTGAAACAGTTCAGTCTACTATTATTGGTTCCCAGACAGTTAAGGTAACGATGGAGAAAAAGAAGTTACCATCTATCTTCCAACATAGTCATACAGTATATCATAGTATTCCTGGTATCAGTACTTGGCCAGCTATGGCTTCTGGTGATAGATATCTTCAAGGTTATCGTGCTACTACTGGTGGACTTTCTAGATGGTTTCCATCTACAGGTGTTGTATTAGAACATGCTCATGGTTTATTAAGACTACCAATCACTAATAATACTATTGCTACCTATGATTTCATGGATTATAAGGGTGGTGATGAGGGTGTTGGTGCAGTTAAGAATGTACCTGATAGTTCAACTGCAACTGGTAATACATATTCGCCACAACCAGGATTTAGTACAGAAATACCATATGATGATCAGTTCTATCTTGCTTCAGGTGCTAGTAATTCAGGATCATATGAATTTCAAACAGCAATAGCAAACCCAACACTATTAAAGTTTACTAGTGCATCTGATATTGGTGGAAGAAAAACAACAACTGGTGGTCAAGCACAATATGATTATAGTCAAGAATGGGAATGGTCAACTCCTGGTTCTTATAGTATTAATACTAATACTATTACTGGAACTCCTGATCAGTTAATTTTTACTGTATGTGGTGGTGGTGGATCTGGTGCTGCTGGAAACTGGGCAGGTAATGATGGTCAACCTAGCAGTGTAACAGCAGGAAGTGCATTAATTGTTACTGCTGGTGGAGGTGAAGGAGGAAATGCTTCTTCTGGTGTTACTGGTGGTACTGGTGGTCTTGGAGGAACTGCATCTGAAACTGGTAGTTTAGATCCAACAGGAAGTACACCAGGAAATGCTGGTCAACAGGGAGCAAATGATGAATATCCAGAACAGACTAATTCAACAAATCCAGGTGGAGGTGGTGCTGCTGGAACAGCAGCAGGATTTTATAATGCTGGAGCAGGATCTGCTGGTGATAGAGTATTATTAGGTGGGTTGAGTGGTTCATTTGATAGTACTCTTACTGCTGATGGATCATTTGATTTAACATCTGTACAAGGAGGATTGATATCTGTTCAATTCACACTTAAAGGTGGAAGAGGTGGAAATGCATGGAATAGAGGAACAGCTAACAACTGGTATAATAATCCAGCAGCATTAGTATGGAAGTTGACTAGAAGTAATGGAACAGAAGTTACCAATTCACTTACTGAAAAAGGTAGTTGGGTACAAAGTAGTAATACTAATCCTGGTAGTGGTTGGACAACGCTTATGAATAACTATGGTATCTACAAAACATTACCTGCTAATAATGTTGACGATCCTTGGGCTGGTTCATGGCAGACACATAGTACTGTAAAATATCTTACTGCTGACACATATAATATTAGGATAGAGTCTGACAACTATGGTTGGATAAAGATAATAAACGCTACAACAGGTGATCCTAATTTTGGTGCAATTCTTATTGATAGAGAGATACAATATAATGTGCAACTTGCAGGACAAGGTGCTGAAGATATTTCTCTTACATTAGCTACAGGTAGTTATATTATAGAAACACGTGTTAAGAATGCAGTTGTAGAAGGTGATGGCACAGCAGACAATAACATGGGTGGATATGGTGCATTAGTTACATTAAACCTTGATCCTGGTCAATTTACTGATTTTAAATCTGCACCTGCTCCAGGATGGAATGTTATTGTTGGTAGTGGTGCTAATGGTAGAAATGGTGGAACTAATTCTCAAAGTGGTAATGGTGGATATGGTGGAGAAGGAGATGCTAATGCAAACTCTAATTATGTTGGTAGACATGGAGGTGGTGGTGGAGCTTGCACTGTATTAAGAAGAGGTACACAAATCGTTGCTGGAGCTGGTGGTGGCGGTGGTGCTGGTGCAGACGGAGGAGAAGATCCTCAAAGTGATGATGCTCAAAGTCCAGGACAATCAGGTGGTGCATATCCTGGTGGTGCAGGAACATATACTGGTCTTCAACAATCTTCATCTGGAACTATAGGTACTGGATCTGGTGGTACTGGTGGTGCATATGGTTGTGTCGGTGGTGGCGGTGGAGGAGGAGGCGGTGGTGTCTCTTCTGGTTCTACTCTTCCAGCAAATCCACCGCCTGGTGGTGGTAGTAATTATGGTGGGGGTGGTGCTCCTGGTGGACCAGGTGGTACTCCTGGTTCTTGGGGTGGACACCAAGGTGGTGTCGGTGGACAACAAGGAATTTCTGAATA